TTGTATTTTAATTGTTAGAGTATACCAAACAGAAACATCAGAATTATTATTTATAGGATATCTTATTTGAGTAGTAAAATCATCCATCTGGCAATTAAGTAATCCTCCACCTCTTGTTTTATGACTATGAAACGATTTTGTTCCAAAATTAACATTTTCTATTATATTTGCTGCTGTTGTTAGAATACCCAAACCTCTTGTAAAAGTAAGATTATCAATTATCAATTTATCTGTATAAACATAAAACCAAGAAGAAGCAGAGCTCATATCAAGTATATTATTTTTAAACGAACTATTTTCATTTAATCCAACAAAAAAACAAATAGACTGATTACTTAAAAGGCAATTTTCTATTACTTTAATCCCTAAAGAATAACAACCATTATTATATCCAGCAAGAGGCTTCTTTATTAACGAATTGTACCAATAACATTCACATCTCCAATAATTATATGCTTGAGGTGAATTAGAATAGAATATTAATCCTCCGCCAGAACCGGCACCACTTGTTTTATTACCCATAAGCCATACATCCGTTGTTCTTTGAGCTATAATTGTTAAAGGAAAACTATTAGTTCCTACTTGTAAATAACAATTTTCTATTTTGAATTCTGTTTGAGTTGAATAATCACCAATTCTTAAATGACAATTAAGAAAATAATATTCATTTACTTTTGTCATTAAACTACCAGCTACACCAGAACTATAAATTGTTTCTGGTGTATTTCCTATTCCAGTAATCATAACTGAATAATCTTTTCCTGTTGGTTGTTCGCTATTGTGGTCGCATCCTTGAGATAAAGTATTAAGATTAATAATTCTTGCTCTTATATACCAATTTTGGTGTAATGAACCTAAATTTCCTATTAGTCTATTAACCCAATTAGTTGGAATATCAAAACTTACAGTATTTTTTCCTGATGTTTGAAAATTATTTGTTCCGTCTGATAAATTAGGTATACTTGACCAAGAAGAACCATTCCAATATTCCCAAGCAATATCTATTTGAGTAGCAATAATAGGATTCCCTATATTTAATGTTAAGTCGTGCCATACACCAGCATGCCAACCGAAATAAAAACAATCATTAATATTAGCGTTTTGTGGAAATATTTCAAAATCAGTTTCTCCATTCTGCAATATTTCTTCAACAATACCATTAATTTCTCTGGCACATATAATTTTATCATACCCATCTAAACCCTCTACTGAAACTATATCATTGTCAAATGTTACTGCCATGTTATTTAATAGTTACTGTTATACCATCAAAAGTTACTCCTGTTCTATTAACCACATATTCACAAACAGCATCCTCATACTTAGTTATAAGTCCTGCTACCCTTGTAATACTTACTACTCTGCCATTCGCATACGTTACAGTTACTATATTGCCATCTATATCTCTTGTTACAGAATATGACATTCTTCCATTCCAATTCGATTTTTCATCTGACGTTACATGTATATTGCCGTTGCTGAGATGGCTCTGTATATTAGCATTTGCAGGTTCGTATACATTATTGTGATTATGGTTAATCGTCGCATATTTCGTATCAAAAAAAGCCTTAAAAAATGCTTTAATCTTTGACTTCTTATACCTAATCGGTTTATAATTATCCTCGCTATCGAATCCGGACACTTCGTCATCGTCAACAATATTTTCTTTTTCCGGCATGGTATGCGATTGCACAATAACAGGAATAGAATTTGAGCCGCTTCCAATTCCCTGATCACCACCGGTGGCTACAAGTTCAACTCCGGTTTCTTGATTCAACATTACTTTTTGCTTACCTGAAGCAAAATTAACATTATCTACTAAAAGTGTGATTTCTTTTCTTAAAGCACCTTCTTTTAAACCGTGATTTTGAAACACAACATGCAGCTTCGTTGAGTCAAATTCGTCAAAGTAACAGTTATTATTTACGGCACTTGTTTTTAATACTATATATTCTCCCCATTGCGATAAGTATATAATTTGTATGTCAATATTTGTTATATCTATTGCTTCGCCTTCGCTGTCAAAAAACTGCTCTATTAATTCAAAGTCGGTTTTATAATAATATTTAATGTTTTCAAAAATAGATGAAGACACAACTACAACGGGAGTAGCTTCTGCAGTTCCCTGCTCGCCGGATGTAGCTACGAGGTTGATTGTGGTTAATGGTGCTAACATTACTTTTTGCTTGCCTGATGTAAAATTTATATTGTCAACAAATAAAGTTATTTCTCTACGTAAAGCGCCTTCTTTTAAGCCGTGATTCTGAAATACAACAGTAAGCTTAGTAGGCTCAGCTTCGCTAAATACACAGTTAACCGGTACACCTCCAATACGACTCACCGTATAGCGTTCCCATCCGGATGTATAATATACAATCTCAATATCTATATTGGTAATATCTACCGAATCACCGGCAGCATCCAGGAATGATTCTATTAACTCAAACTCGCTTTTATAATAGTAATTCATTATCAGTTTAATTATTTATAATTACATAAACACCATCTTCACTTATCCCTAATTCTTTAGCAATAATATTAATTGACTTTAATTGCGATTTAACATTTCCTGCCCAAAACGGATCAATAACTCCATTAATCATTTTTTGAGCATTGCCTCCTAATAATGGTGCGCCCTTAAGCTCTCCCGTAAAGCTTCCGATTAACAAAATAGCATCCTGTATCGCTCTGTCACCTATTTGCAATGCGCCATTTACGACTTGTAAATTCCCACTATCGTCAATTAATATTCCCTTCATTAATGTTTTATTTTATCGTTTTCATACCCGGAATATCCACCCTGAAATTCCATAGACAAGCTTGTTGTTGCCGACGTCATTGTAGGGGTGCTGACATTTACATAAGGGTGCGCGTGTTGGTTGTATTTGTCTTCTAAGCTCTTTAACCTGTTGTTTAGTTCTTCTATTTTCACCAGACCATTGTTCTTTCCTCCATTAATTACTATGTTAGAATTTACATCTATTGTTATTTTTTCTATTTTGGAAAACTGCGATACAAAATACTTGTTATTATCAATGTTTGTAACAAGTACATAGCTGTTTTTCGCTGGGTAAATGATTAATCCTTCATTATCTTTAACTGTAGCGTTAAGCCTAACATCCTTAATCTTTAATTTATCAAATACACGTTCCACCTCGCAACTGGCTTCATTAACGCCGGTAACTTTACATATCCAGGTGTCGAAGCTTTTATCTCCGACTATCTGTCTTAATAGATTAATACATTTTCTCTCTTCTCCACCCATATTATAATATTCTAAATCCAAGCGTAACATTTTGCCTTATTCCGGCATTACTAAATTTATAATCTACACTTTCAACAAAAAACCGCTTACCTGTTCGTTCCTTTCTATAATTATCGTTAAAAGTAATATTATCTCCCTTCCAAACCAATGGTATCCCAAACATAGTTATACTCCCCTCCATGCGCTCTTGTATAAGCATCTTGGCACGTTCTTGTGCCCATTCCCGTAAAACATTAAGGTCTGTAGCTGTTGTACAATATTGCGTCCTTAATTCGTAACCTGATTTAATAGTTTTGTCTCCCCCTCCGCTTGCAGTTCCAAATGCACTATCCGGATAGTAAGCCACCAATCGGCTGTTATCCGGTTTTATGCAAATAGCTTTCACACCTATTTTAATGTCTTCTTCTCTAATATAGGTTAGTGAATCACTTATAATATTACGCTCAGGATCTACAGTGATAGTTTCTCTCCCAATGCTGGCAACTGACGCCAATTGACATATAAATTTATCATTTTGAAAATATCCACTTATATAAGGAAACGCTTCCATGATCTTATCTAAAGCTTCACTCAATGTCATTTCGTTAGCTATAGTAAACTTACCAAATGCCGGCGCGTCGCCAATATATTCAACTTTTATGTCTTGTATGTATTCATTTAAAAAACTTTGCAAGTCAAAGAAATCGTAAACCTTTGGCTCTACATTTATTTTTTTAAATAAATACATTTCGTTTTCGCATTCAATTTTTATTGGAAAGTTGTTTTCAATGCTTTTTACGTACCCCTTAAACATTGTTTTAATACCATATTCTGCGTATCCAAATTTTAATTCTATTTTATCGCCTCTATTTATGTAATCTGTAAGTTGCTTATTCTTCCAACTTATTTTGCGAGGTATACAAACAACTGCCGTATCTGTTAAATTTTTAGTCGATGTCTTAACCTCAATACTATTACAATAGTCCAATGTAATACTGGCATTATCTTTGTTTATAATATTAATATGGCATTCTAATTTTAACATACAATGAAAAAGTTTTTATTTATAATATTTACTATGTCTTGCATTGCAACAATAAATGCGCAAGATATACCAAAACCAACAAAGCCTCCATTTTTCGATTCAGATAAAGTGCCGAAAGATTGTATGATTAAAGGATACAGCATGAACGCAAAGGTTAAAATCACCAACGACGCATCAAGTCCTACCTTTAGAGTGCGTGTTTTAGAAGATGGACAGGGCGGAGAAGATTTAACGGTTAGATTTGTTAAAAAATCACGATCTTCATCAGCCTGCGGGCAATGGGAAATAGTAGAATCAGGCGAAGATTTCACAGTCGCCTTTGTAAAAAATAATGAAGATTTTATTGTTCGCATCGCTGAGCCTTTTTAATTTATTCTATTAAAAAATCATAATCGTCATCACTTACCAAATTCAAAGAAAATGGGAAATTATTAAAATATTTCCAATTGCTTTGATTAAAATCGGCGCTCTTCAGAACCAATTTCGTAATATCAAATATATCCAAATAAGCACCGGCTACGCTTAAGCTTTTGGCGGACGACAATATTGTATTCAACAGCTTAAGCTCTTCGTAGGGAAATTTATTAACATCTTCCGTAGATAGTGTCCCGCTTATCTTTACAGTGTAATCTTTTTCTTGTATTAATTCCTTTACTGAACCTTTTCGATTTATAAGACTTTCCTCTTTTATCTCCATCTCCTTTTTTACATCAACTTTGGCATCAATAAAAGTAATTGTATCCCCGTTGTCTGTTTTTACATGTATCTCATTACTTATATTGCCGGTTGTTGTTTTTAATTCATCCTGCTTAGTATATACAACTATAGGAGAAGATAAGTCTCCTTTAAGCAAGGCTTTCTTTGCTTCATGTAAACCTAAGTTTACCCCGACCATCCTACCTGTGTTGGCTAAATTTGCCGCCGAATATATTAATACCTTACTCATGTCTATGTTGTTTGCATATCGTTTAACATTGCCAATAATCCATTAGCGAATTGTTTCATAAAATCTCCTGCCGTTGCAGGATTTTCACTGCTGTCATTAAAATAATTTTGTACACCGTTCACCAAACCATCGTTAATTACAATATTGAAATTTTTTACTGATTTTCCACCGCCTGCAATCGTAGTTGTTGCTGAAGATAAATCTTGTGAAAAATCATTATTTGTTTCAGTGGTGTTATCTGTAATTCCTAACTGCGCCTTTAATTTGTCTACCGTTCCTTTTACGGTTATCGACTTATCCCAACTCAAGCTTACTTTATCAAACGACTTCGATGCCGCTTTTGAATATTCTGCCACTTTTTTTGCTCCTGACACCAAAGCTTCCTTTCGATTTTCAACATCGTTATTAATTTGGGATATCATTTTTTGGTTCTCTTTGCTGTCGCCAATCCCAACCGCTTCTTTAAAGCGGTACCATCCCAATTTAATTTTGTCTATAGCTATCATAATGCCGTTAACTATAGTATCAAAATGTAATTTTATCGACTCTACAAAGGCTTTGGTGATATTAGTTATAAAACTAACAACGCCTTCCCATAGAGTTCCCCAGCCTTTAATTTTCATGCATAAAAACACAATGACCGCTATCAGAGCTACAATGCCGGCTATAATAAGTGGTATGCCGCTCATCATCATTAAAGTATTTATAATACCCTGTACAACAATCCATCCTTTTATTACAAGCACAATCGCAGCAATAGCTGCTACTAAAGCTCCAAATAAAACTTTATGTTGCTCGAAAAAATTAATTACAGACCCTGCGACACTCATTGCTTTTTCTACTACAGGCAATAAGCTTGACTGTATCTCAACCCATAATTTCCCTATTTTTTCTTGCAAATCCCCAACGTTATTTGCAGCTTGTTTCATGGCTCCTTCAGGAGTTCCGGCGAGCGCCTCGTTAACTCCTCCAACATATTGCTCTATTATTCCGGACAACATAGCCACTCGCTCTTCTTCTGTGCCAAATTTCAATACCTTTTCCTGCGCCTCATCGAAACGATAACCATATCTTGACAATGCTCCAACCTGACCATCCAAAACCTTACCCATCATCTGAGCTACTGTTACAGCTTGCTCTTGGCTGGCATTTAGCCCATATTGTTGCGCCAACATATCATTCATCGCAGGAATCAACTTCTTCAAATTTGATGTTTTGGTTAGGTATGTGCTTAATTCTTGTGCTCCGGATAGCTGAATTTCATCTCCTATAACTCCTAATTTTTGCTGAGCTGAAGCTAAATCGGTAATCGAACGTATTTGTTCGTCTGTGGCTCCCATATTGATTCGCATAAGCTGTGTAAGCTTTGTCGTTTCAACGCTTTCTTCCATATATGCCTGCTTGCATGCAGACAAAACTCCGGTAAGCCTCCCAACTGCACTTTGTACCGCTTCAAAAGCTAATCCAACATCCCTTATTCGCTGTATGTTTGATGTAAAATTATTTACACGAACGGTGCTTTCAGAAACTTTATCAGCCAGCTCCTGTATGTTCCCTGCGGCGTTCCCGCTTATATTTATTATATATTGAACTACATTATTCCCGTCCATATTGATAATTTATATTTATTGTAAAAAAATAAAACAAGTATATAGATTATAATAACTCACGCATCGCCTTAGTAGTTTTTGCCTCGTTTTTACGCAGCCACTCAAGTGCTTTTATTGCTACCGCCCACTCATCGTCCGACAAAGCATCAGGTTCTATATGTAAGTAATATCGTAATGAATAATCTACTTGTACAAGACCGTTTTTATCTACCACACGCTTGGCGGACGTTAGAGCTTTTTTAAGTCAGATTGTTTTATTTCAATAATTTTCGCCAATTGTCCTGATACGGCAAAAAACTTTTCATCGTTGGTTTTTATGCTCTCATCGCCTCCAAGCCAGCAGTTGTCAAGCAATATCTCATTGCCACGTATCGGGTCACTCTGTCCTACACTTGTTATAGCCCGAAATGTTTGTCTGTCGGGTTTTTTCAAATAACATATGGAATTCTCGACAGTAACAGCAAACACATCACCGTGTATATTTTTCCATGTCTGTACCTGATTATTATCAACTTCACCTGTATATTTTTCGTGTTTTTCCATTATACATGTTTTTTTTGTTATTTACCCCATTCAATATGGCTAACCATAAGTTCTAATTCAACCTCTTGACCAACGTCTCCTTCGCTCCACGCCCTGCTGTTCTTTTTAAATTGACAGTTACGTAGCTTATCATGTATTATTTTGTTGCCGTTTGTAGGAATGTATGATACGACGATGTCAAATGGTGCGATACTCTGAAGACGTCCGTCAAAAGCTGAAGATTGTATTGCCCTTGCTTCTTTCTCTAATAGAGTAATTTTTCCTGTACAGCTTATACGCCCGTAACCTCTTGCCACCGGGCGATTACCGGCACCGTATATCTCTTCCATTTCTTGCTCATCAGAATATTCTATGCCCTTAATGCCAACTAAAACAACTCCGGCTATAATGCATTGTATGTCCCCCCAACTGTATTCTTGTCCGTTAATTAATGGTATTCCATTCATATTTTTATCCTCCTAATTTAAAGATGTTACATATCCAATTTTTACTCTTACTTTACGCATAACTCCAACTCCCACTTGTTTTATTACTATCTCAAGTTGAGAGCTCGAAAGAATGTTTTGATCGGGATCGATTTCAACTGAGTATCCGCTGAGTTCGTCAACTTTTTCCATGTCTTCCAAAGCTCGTCCGGCAACGGTTTCCAAATAAGAAACGATAGAAGCCGCTAATTTACCGGTTTCAGCATCGACCCTCAACGGACTGTTTAAATATGGCAATAAGTTGGCACGTATGCCACGAATGGCTTTATCTATTGTTAATACATTTTCTATATAGGCATAATCACTTGTAGCAACATCTAATGTAAAACTATCATTAAAATAGTTATTTGCATCACCAACATGTACCCTTATGAAAATATAACGATTGTCATTAATAAGCTCTATATCTGCAGCTGTTACGTCTCCCAATAAATCACCGGTAATAAAACCAGGCATCTTTATACCCAATGGGAATTTTCCAACCCAAGCTATAGATTCGTTTACTGAAGCAAAGGATGAGCATCCGAGCATTGTCCCTATTGCACCGTAATAAGCAAATATGCCTAATTTTTCAATCAAAGACACATCTAAATCACAACCAACCAAAATACTTACGTTTCTTCGCCCGGCTAATACCTGGTTGCTTACACCCTTTAGAGCCGATATGGTTTCAGGCGTAACTGTACTCGTTATCGTTACAGTTCCGGTCTCAGCACTGATTGCTGTTGCATTATCCAATTGTCCACAATAGGTTACAAAAATTGATAACGGTTGATGCTGCTCTTCTAATCCCACATCCTCGCCTCCGAATACTGCAGTTTGATAATCTGCAATGTTGGTAAGCGACTTTGTAAATATACCAAGTCTGCGAAGCTTTCCTCCACTATAGTATTGCATCTGTTTTACTTCTGCTTTTACTATCTCTTCAGCATCTACTTTTATCCCTAAATATAGCGTGCCGGCAGAACTTTTTTTGAAAAATTCTGCGACGTGATATACTATCGCGTTCATAGCTGCCATGTCCTTATATTCATCGAGGGTTTTTGTCTTTAATACAGCTGAAGACATATTACTTTCTACGATTCCAAGCGCCTCTAATTGCTCGAAATATTTAAGCGTAGCGATGTACAATGTTTTTTCTCCTACCGATACAACATCAAATCCGTTTGCTGCAAGGTTTGTCGTTGTCAATCCGGGTAATCTCATCAGCAAACCACTAATGGGATCTTCATTTGCGGATTGCCTTCCCATGCCTCCATTGCCTTTTACAAATTCTATATCATTCATCTTTTGAATTATTATTAATTAATACTTGTTTTTTCTTTTGCTCCGTAAGATAGTTCACTGCTTTTTTATACGTATTGAACCGTGAACCGTCCGGTGTCTGGAACATGCCACCGCTAATCTTTATATCGTCGCCGTTTACCGGTTCCTGTGTTTTTTTTGCCATAATCCTTACCTTTTTATGTATATTTTATATAGAATCTTAATTGCAACTATTAGAATAAACAGCACAAGCAATATCCAAAAGCCCTTTATTTGAAACTTCTGAAAGCCGTTTAATCGGTTCTCATATTTGGTTTTTGTTTGAAGTAATGTATTTTCAAGCTTTACGGTATCAGTTAGTTTAAGCGTATCAGATATATAACGATTTCGATACTCAGTTTTTAAGTTCAACACAAATATAGTATCCCCTGAAGCATAAACAACATTTTGTTCATACACATATATGCTGTCTCGTTCCCTGGTGTAACCGGTTACTGTGCTGCTGTTATTATTGCTGATTGTCTGTTGTGTCGCCTGCTGTGTTTTGCAGCTCGTTGCGAACAGGACAATCGTCAGCATATATACAACTGGATATTTTATCAATCGCTTTGCGAAATTTTGATACTTCATTTCTTAAACTTTTTATTTCTTTTTTGAGTGGATTGCCAATGTATGTTTGCCAATTTTCTAATATCTTAGCTTCTGCCTCTGCTTTTGATTTTCGCGCCTGTGATTTAAGCGTTACAAGCGTTACAAGTGCTCCTATTAAAGTGCCTCCAAAAATTACATTTAAAATTAAACTAATTATTTCCATCTAAACCTCCAACTCCTTTACATCAAAACACGGACAGGCTTTATTAGCAAACTCCCGGTGCCCATGTACGCTCACATTTGGGTATTTAAATTTTAACTCTTTAATCAATTGTTGTAATGCGGCAGTCTGCAGGGGAGTGCGGGTGTCCTTCGGTCGCAATGCCTTGTCTAATCCACCCACATAGCATATGCCAATAGAGTGCTGATTATGACCAGTACAATGGGCACCGGCTATCTCAATTTTTCTCCCCTGCCAAACCTCACCGCAGAGACCGATTAAATAATGATATCCTATACCATTCCAACCCTTCGCCTTATGCCAGCTATCAACGTCGGAAACTCTCACCATCTTCCCTTCTACAGTTGCGGTACAGTGTATTATTATTTCTTTAATCAGTCTCATACATCAATTTTTATTCACCATCGTTAAAATTGTTCAATTAAGAGCCTGCTTGGGTAATAGTTACATCTTTGGTAACTTCAGGATAATCCACCAATGAAATAGTATATTTTCCTGTTCTCTCTTCCGATGTCGCATTTGCAGCGCACACACAACGTGCTTTACCGCTTACTTTGCTTACCGTTAACCAGTCGTTAGCTGTCGCGATTGTCCATGCTAAGCCACCGGTATCTACACTACGATTTGTTGTCGCACCGGCTACCACAAACTCAATGGCCTCGTCGGTTAAAATTGTTGGAACAACTACAGCATCACTCACAATAGCCCCTATTGCCTCGTTTTTAAGAGGTAAGCAAATATTGTAATGCCTAAAATTCACCAAGTTTTGCTGGTTTGTTGGATCGGATTTCGCTTCAGATAAATATGTTTTTGTGCTTCCGTTAGCTCTCATCATTCGAGGTGCATAAAAGGCTACAGATGCTTGCAAATGTCCCGATGTGCTGGCACCCCAAGCTATTTTCGCTAATGTGGAAGTGTTATAAAATGGATTTTCACTGTATTCATACACCTCAAAAGAGTACATATTAGCTATCTTTCCGGATGTATAGTTGTAGTATTGATCTGCAAATTTCTGATCCGTATTCAACAGGTCATTTACATGGTCACTGCATAATACTAATATACGTCCTGTAACAGGTATTTTTGCTACGTCAAATTTCTTTTTCATGGCAATAATATCAGCTCTTGTTATAGCCTTACGCGTTCCGGCATCTACTGCATCTCCTGACGTTAATATCACCGGTGTAGCGGTCGTGTTTTCTGCAGGGGCGATAGCATGAATGGCTTTGGCAAATATCTTTTCACTAATAGCATCTCTGTGACGTTCTATAACACTTGCCATCTTGTCATAGGATATAGCATATAACTCATCGTCGGTAATTGCCGTAGGCAACGTTTGATATTTGTCAAGCGCGATTGGCTTATCTGTATCTGTTAATGTTTGTACATCGAGTGGATACGTTGTGTTGTTGATAAGTACCGTAGGGTCTCCACCTATATTAATAAAGTGTATAACATCATTTTCAGCGTACTGATCAAAACTCTTAATCTTATTATACCATCCTATAGACTCCGCAGAGCTTCGGAATGCTTTTGTCATAAACCCCGTCCAAGCTTCCGCGTAGACTCCTGCTCCTAATGTTCCACTTGGGGTTAATCCTCCAAACAAAACACTAATTCCATTAAGCCCTATGGCTCCAACTACCGGACTTAAATCAACCATTGGAGCAATGGTTGCCCCGGCAAAGCAGTTTACTAAAACTACAATCATTATTAAAACTAACTTTTTCATTTCTCTTCTTTATGAATTGTTAAATACTTTTTTTTAATTCTTCTTTTAATTCTTCTTTTTACTTAATCCAATACAGGCTCAAAACCAAACTCTTCTTTGTATAAGGCAATGTAGACTTTTGTGTCGTTGTTTCGCAAATGAATCAGCTCATCGCTGCTGAGTTCACTGTATTTTTTTTGTTTGCCGTCTGACCCGGAAGACGCACCGATAAAAGAACTTGGCTTTACAGCAGGTGTAATAGCATCTAAAGTCGCTTTTAGCTTTTCAATCCCTATCGTCTCTCCAAGAGAAACAAAATGTTCTGATTTATCAGCTGTTAACTTTTTGCAAGATACTGCAGCATTTACCATATCTTGTATGGCTTTTTTTTCTGCTCTTTTGGCGTTTTCCTGTAAAGTTTTAATTGTGTTGTCTTTTGCGGTTAGCTCTTCTCTTACTTTTAAAAGCTTTTCAATTTCTGCAATCATTTGTGCCTCGTTCGCCGTGTCTGGCAGCCCAAGTTTTAATGCAATCATTTTCATGTTATCAAATTTTTCGTTATTATTGTTTTTAATTAAACTGTCTTTCAATAAACCTATCGGACATTCTCCTCCCTCTGTTAATTCTATCACTTTACCTTCTTTAGAATATAGAGAGATTGCATTGTAATTAGATCCTATATCGGTAATACTTGCCTCTCTTAATTTACATTTAACTACTGTCTTGCGACGCTGTCCTATTGATATGTGTTCCGGACTATCGCTTTCTTCAGTAACTTCAAATCCGATGGAACACATATTGATCATCCCCTTATCTACCTTCCGAGAGATCGATGCTGCAAACTCATCTTCCATGTCAAATACGGCATCCGCTTTCAACGCACCTTCTTCTACTCGTATATTTTCCCATTTACCTATCGGAAGGATTACATTGTTTTTATCCGAATAACTACGTGTATGATTCCACAACATAATAGGATTTTTTTTGAAATTTGTCAAGTCAATCCCTTGTGTTAGTACTTTAAATCCATAGCTGTTTACACTTTCCTCACTCAACACAAATGTTTTTGCCATAATTACTTTTTTATCATTTCTCGCATTTTTTAATTCAACTAAAGCAGCCACAAAAGTACAACCCGAATCATACATTTAATTATTTTTATTCCTATTTGATAACTTGTTATACGATTTGAGTAGTTTTATGAAATAAAAGTAGCTTTGCAGCTACTTTTGTCGCTGTTTTAAAATAAAAGTTATGGCAAATAAAGAGACGAAAGAATTGGCAAGACTTTACTTCATGCGTGGGGAAACACAAAAAAGCATTGCCAATAAGATAGGGGTAACAGAAAAAACAGTGAGCCGTTGGGTCGATAAAGAAGGTTGGGCTGAAAAAAGAGCTGCAGAAAACATTACTCGACCTGAACTGGTTAATAAGCTTTTAATTACTATAAATAAGCTGATAGAGCAAGTGAATGAATCCGACGACCCGGATTTAATATCAGGATTAGGTGATAAGCTTTCTAAGCTATCAACAACAATCGAAAAACTCGATAAAAAAGCAAATGTAGTTGACGCTATTGAGGTATTTATGGCATTTGGAAAGTGGATGCAATATCGTTCAAGTTTCGACTCTGAAATAACACCCGAATTACTTAAAGCTATTAACAAATATCAAGACCTTTATATAAGTGAACAAATTTCAAAAAAATTTTAACAAATGCCTGCTATTCCCCGTAATTATGACGAATGGAAATTATGGTGCGATACCGTACAAAGACAAACTACTGTCGATAAGTCAGAATCGCCAGTGGCTAAGAATAAACGCATAAATCATTTACGCGAGAACTATTCTGATTTTGTTAATTATTACTTTCCTCATTATACTACCAACAAAGACACCGGAGAAATAACCTTCTCTGCTAAATTTCACATTGATGCAGCTCAGAAAGTTAAAGAAACAAAAAATCTTAAGGGAGTTTTTAAGTGGGCAAGAGGTCATGCAAAATCAACACATTTTGATATTTTTATCCCTTTGTGGCTTAAATGTCAAAAAATAAAACAAATCAACTTAATGGTGTTGGTCGGCAAAAGCGAAGACAACGCAAATACACTACTTGCTGACATTCAAGCAGAATTACAGTATAATCAAAGATACATCTCCGATTTCGGGGAACAATACAACAACGGAAGCTGGCAAACCGGAGAATTTGTAACTAAAGACGATACTGCTTTTTTTGCTCGTGGACGTGGGCAATCTCCACGTGGATTAAGATATCGTTCTTTTCGACCGGACTATATTGTAATTGATGACTTAGATGATGATGAACTTTGCGAAAATGAAAATAGAGTTACTCGGTTAACAAGCTGGGTAAAAGAAGCTCTTTTTGGAGCTTTGGATGGCGGTCGTGGACGTTTTATTATGGTAGGTAATCTTATATCTAAAAACAGCGTCCTTCAAAAAATCGCAAATACGAAAGGGGTTTATGTAAGTCAGATTAATGCGTATGACAACAAAGGAAATGTTTCCTGGAGTGAAAAATGGTCAATGAAAGAAATTCAAGATATGGCGACATTTATGGGATATCGAGCATTTCAAAAAGAAATGATGAACAATCCCATTACCGAAGGTGCTGTATTTAGAACTGACTGGATTAAATGGAAAAACGCATTCCCACTAAAGAGATCG